GTTGCGTATACAGTTCGTTCTGCAGATGTTGCTTGTCGTTCTACAAAAACTATTCTATTCTCTTGTGGTATTCTTACTGTCCTGTTTGTGTCAAAGGCAGAAACAAATACCAATCTATTCTCATCAGGTATACGTACAGTTCTGGATGCTGAAGTAGACATTACGCTGCCTCTGCTATATATACTGTGCGTCTACGGCTATACTGTTCTCTTACAGCTTGGAAGTCAAAGACTACTGCAGTTGTACTTATTGTACCTATTGTACCTGTAGCTGGTGCAGAAGCTAAAGCTTCACTTACTTTAACTTGTGCTAGTGCTTGTACAGCACCTGTTGCTGATACACTACCAAGCTTTTCAGTTGTTTGATCTTCTACTTCATTTACCGAAGCTGTAGCTGTAACACCTGTTAATGTTAGTTGTGAATCTGCATGTAGTACAAGAGTTCCAATAGAGCCTGTAGAACTTACGCTATTTAAGTTTTCATCTACTTGTGGTTCTACAGTACCAATAGCACCTGTTGCAACTACGCTTGTACTAATACGTTCTGTAATGTCAATTTCAAAACCACCAGCAGATACAGATTCTATTGCTGTTGTTCCTGCTGTACCTGTAAGGGTTACAGTGTTACTAATACTTAATGTGCCAATAGAACCTGTAGCACTTACACCAGTAATATCTTCTTGAATATTTACTGTAACTGTATTTACAGCACCAGTAGAAGATACACTATTAAGAACCTCAGTAGGTTTTTCTTCTACTGTATTTACACTACCTGTAGCAGATACACCAGTAAGTGTTCTGGATATGTCTTCAACACCGTAAGCAGATACACCGTATCTACCTGTAGCAAATCGTGCTGAAGCTGCTACAACAGCCATTAGGCTATACGAATAACTGCATTAGAAGCATTTGCAGCAGGGAACTCAATAGTAAGATCACCTGCGGTAGCACTAACTGTTCCTCCAAAGTCAATTACAGCAATAGCAGGTTTACCTGTTGCCGTGTCATTATAAATAATACAACCATCTGCTGATGTTGTTACATTTGAAAATACTTCATCTGCAAAATCTACGATAGCTGTAGAACCATCAAGAGAAATACTTGCAGAATCTAGTTGTTGTCCACCCGCACTGTAATTAGTTCCTGTAGCCTCATCGTTTGTACCTTGGGTTAATGATGTACCATTACCCCCACTACTACCATTATACGTAGTTGTAGCGGCCCCATAGTTTTCTGTAGGAGAAGCTTTAATAAGTGCAAGTTTTATTGTGTGAGTATCCAGATCATGGATACCGCCAAGCAGTTCACCTTTAAAACTTGTACACATTGCTGTTGTAATACCCATGATTAGGTTCCTTTTAGAAGTCTACACAATATTCCATCTGTGTAATTTTTAATGCCGTATCTTTGTCTTGCCATTTAGGAACGTATATACACTCTATTTTAGAGTAACCATTCTCTTTGGCATAATTAAATCTGTTATTCCCTATAGCACAACGATATTTTAAATCTGTTTCTACTGCTTTATTAGGGTCTTGTCTTCGTGGTTGTTCTTCATAGTAAGTTAAAAATGTATCTTGACTCCAAACTATCGGGGGCCAAAGCATCCCATTATCGTCTATAGATTTTTTAATAGCTGCTAAAAACTTTCTATCTAGTAGTGCAGCCTCATCCATCTCTGAGTATACTTCGTTTAAATTAAATACTCTAGTAGACCAACCATCAACTTTATTTTTAGATTTTAGTATCATTTAGATGTTTTATAGGGGCCACTCGAAAGCAGCCCCTAAAGTTACTTATGCAAGCAGATCACGATCTACTTCTGCAGCAGCACCTGTAGCACCCATTGGGGCATATACTACAAAGAACTGAAATGATCCTGCTGAAGGAGCATTTGAACCTGCAAGTTTAGCAGTGATCACTGTGTCAGCAGTTGTGACATTAGTAATACCATTTACTGTGGTAGTAGTGGCAGCTAAAGTTTTAGCACCATTAATATCAGCAGTACCAAGCATATCAACATCACCGCCTGTTACACCGAAGCTTACTGCATTAGCACCACCGATAGTGGCTGCAGCAGTACACTCAGCGCCAGCAGCAAGAACCACACAATTGTCTGGAACTGTGCCAATGTCGTGAGTTGAGCTAGTGGTAAGATCACCGTGAGCAATCACAGCAGTCTCAATACGAACTGGAGATTGTAAAGCCATTGTTTAGTCCTCCTTACGCTGCGTTATATTTGGCGGTTACGATTGCTTCAGGGCGAAGAATCTTACGGCCATATAAATGCATACCACGAACGATGTCAGCAAAGCTGTCAGGGTCACGATATGTTTCGGTTTTATTGATCTGCTCAGCAGTAGCTACTGCAGAATCATGACCAGCTACGATAACACCATAGTTAGTGTTTTGGTTTGCAGAACCTGTTGTACCTGAACCTGTACCCACTGAAGGTAGGTTAGATGATGAGTACACACGGAAGCCGTGCAGGTTGTTAAGAACCAAACCATTACGAAGTGCACCAGACTCACCGTAATCTGCGTTCAGAAGACGTGAATCTTCGTCAGCCATGATTTCCATGAATACTGGATCTACGACCAGCCAGCGACCTTGCTTATCAACTTGTTGTTGGTCAAGCAAACGAGCCATACGAGCTACAACCATTGCTGGTGAAGCTGTTGCTGTTGGTAGTGCAGTAGCACCTGGCAAACGAGCAGCTACTGGAATCGAATGATCTCCAGCAGAAGTAGTTGCGATGTTGCCAAATGAATCCTTACGGAGTTTCATTGAAGTCAGCAATTCATCAGAACCAGCAGTGGCTACTGCTTTAGTGCCGTTTACTTGGTCATTAACTGTGTCAGCATCTGTATGCAGAGCAGACTGTTTGAAACCTGACAAGTAGCCAAGAACTTCTTGGTCATGTTGGTCAGCCAAACGATATGCTGCACGGTTGGTTGCAAGATCCATGAAATTGACGTGGCTATGAGCCTCCTCGATGTCATCAATTTTGAAGGCAAAGTAGTTAGCTTTGTCTACAACCAATGAGAAATCTTCATCGTCAAGATCTTGTGCTGAGATGTTAGTACCACGAGCATATGAGCTTACGGAAATCTCAGGTTCTTTAATGATTTTTACAGTGTCGCCTTGGGCACTGATCTCTCCGAAATAATCAGAGTTGGTGATGTCACCACATACAGTACTCTTGCGAAAAGCAAGTTGTACTTTTTTAGAGTAGATTACGGAACTAAAGTTACCGTTAGGTAAGTTACCGTATCCCCCTGCTGTTGAAAAAGCCATAATAAATCCTCCTGATAGTTGGCTTCGTTACAAAGCTAATACCAATAAGAGGCTGTTACATTTTCTAGGGTGCGTAAATTTAACAGTCGGCCAACCGTTAGTTTACGGGCCTGTACTTGAACAGGTGGTTCTTTATAGTTTAGACTTGTGGAAATTGGACCAGAACAAAAGGTAGTCATAAGAGGCTTTTGTTCTATGTCCCTAGTTATACTATTGATTTTTTGTTTGTCAATAGTTTATCTGGCATTACCAGACACGTCATAGACAAATTTACCATTGCGCATTGCTTTGTTAATTTCGTCTGCACGTTCTTCAAATTCTTTGTCGGACATTTTAGCAACATCTGACTCACGAATCATCTCACTGGCATCAGCTACATCTACTTGAGTCTTACTACGTTTAGTGACTGTTGAAGCTGCTGCTTTTTTATTTGCTTTTTTATCTTTAAGAGTTAAACCTTTGTCTATCTTATAAAGATCAATAACACGTACTACTGAGTCTGGATCATCTGCATTTTCATAGAGTGCATCCTTAACCCACTTAGGTTGTTCATCTGCCCAATCATGAAACTCATCTGCCTCACGTAGCTTGTCAAAATCTGCATGAGACTCACGAATTTTATTTTCGGACTTTACTCTGTTAGCTTCTGAATGAGCTTCATCAAGTTCTTTCAGTCGAGTATCAGCTTTACTAAACATCTCCTGTGCTTTTTTAGTAGCAATGGTTTCTACTATACCAGCTACATCAGGATACTTTGCTGCCCACTCTTCGATGTCTTCGTCAGACTTAGGTACAGTAACACTTGCTTTAGAAGACTGTAGGCTCTCTAACTTTTCGTCCCACTCTTTTTCTTTCTGCTGCATGTGGCGTCTTAGGTCGCCGTAGCGTTTCTTAAAAGACTTTTCTTCTGCAGATAACGTTTCTTCTTTAGCTTCTGTATTGGTCTCTGCTTCTTGAGTAGCTTCTTCTGCTTCTTCTGCATCTACTGGGGTTTCTCCCCTTGCTTCAGCTTCAAGTTTTTCAATCTCCTTAGCTTCTTCTTCCATTCGTTGTTTACGCTTTGCGTTATTGTATCCACGATCAACGAATCCTGCAGTCTTTGGGGTTTCCACTTCTGCTAGTTCAGGCATTTTATTCTCCTTATGTTGGGGTCAGCCGTAGCCGAGTAGCCTTATTATTTTTTACGTTTCTTTTTAAGCATTAAGCCGCCTTTATTTAAAGCGCCGTATTGAGAACTTTCTCTTTCTTTTTGTGCAGAAGTTCCACTAGTAGATTTTGTGTATGTAGGACTTCCGCCAAAACTTTCTGCTGGATCTGCTCCCATCCCTCCAAAACCACTACTTGCAGATGGCTTAGGGTCTTTGTCCCCCCCACCAGAAGGTTTAGGTTTTGACGGAGGTGCAGTAGAAGCAGTTGTATTAGAAGTACTAGGCGCTAAAGAAGATGAACCTGATCCGCTATTAGAAGAACTACTAGAAGAACCTCCAGAAGGTTTAGGTTTAGGTCTAGGAGAACTATCAGGTGCAGCAGAACCAGGGCGTGTGTATCCCCCAGTTACAATAACAGGTGGAGTACCATCATCATCATCATGATCCACAGGCGTTGTTACAGTCGGATCATAAGTCATACCTTCAGGTGCATTCTTTTCAAGTTGTTTTTCCCAATCCTTATCAGTCTTAAAAATTTTATTGCCAAACACATCTGTAGAATCTTTAAATAGTCCAGCATCAACTTGAGTACTATTAATTTGTTTTGCTAGTTGACTGCCAGTAATAAATGGTTTAAGTTTATCTAAACCGTTACTATTAACGTAAGTATTAAATTTAACTTTTAAAGCATCTACATCTTTTCCTTGAGCTTCAAGTATTGCGATGTTAGCTGCAACTTGAGCTGCATTAGATGCTTTTGCAAACTTACCTAAAACTCCTCCCCCAAAAATAAACTCAGCTGCACTACCTAACATAGTTGTAGGTCCATCTAAAGCTGCAGAAGTTTGTTGTGCTAAGGTTTCAAAGTCAGTGTAGTTATAGTTATCCATCCAAGTTGTGCTATCTTCACCCTCATCTTCTCCCCCATCGTCTTCGTCTGTTCTAGCAACAGGCAGTGGCATTTCACACAACTTAGTTTCTGGGTTATAGACCATACCTCTAGCTTCACAAGTAGCTGGAGTTTCCACTACTACAGGTGGTGGAGTTGGAGCTGTAGTAATTGGTGCTGGTGGTTGCTCAAAGCTAAACTCACCAGTATATCTACCACCACCAGGTCTTCCTGGAGTAGTAATAGCTTCCTCTACACTTACACCCTCTGGTGGCTTATAAAAACTAAAGTCAGCACCGTTAGCTGCACCAGCAACCATACCACCTTGATTCATCATAATATTATTAATCTCTTGCATCTCTTCTGGAGAAAGATCACCACCCATAGCCATCTGTCGTGGTTGTGGGGGCATAGGTGCAGGTGGTGGACTGTATGGTGTAGGAGCTTGAGGCATAGGGGGTTGCATTTGTTGAGGTTGCTGCATAGCTTTAGGTCCACCAACAGGAACAGGCTCACCACCTATTCTACCAGTAGCTTCCATCTTTTGCAAGCCATTTTTTGCTTTATCACGAAGATCTTCAAAATGTTTTACACCAAGGTATCTTACGACATCAGCAGGTACCACATACTCACCTTCAGATAGTTGAGCAGGTATATCATCTCGTACTTCTTTAGCCATAGAACCATTAGGTACTTTATTACCTGACACTGGGTCTCGCTTCATGCCATCGTCTTTTAGTCCACCTTGTTGCATAAAGGCCATTTCCATTTGTTCGTTCAT